ACGATGGTGGTCTTTATTTGGCTGACGATCCAAGACGACTTGGTTAACCGTGCCAGTGCGGATCACTGGAACCCTTAATGTCACGGTGGATGCCGTGGCTGGAAACAAGGAAACATCATGTCTCTCGAAAAAGTTACCGCTGCCGATCTGATTGAAGTCACTGAAAATGGTTGCGTTCAAGTTCGCACCAAAACCGTTATCAAAGAAGATGGCGTTGAAATCAGCAGCAAATTCCACCGCCACGTTGTCGTGCCCGGTGCTGACGTAAGTGGTGAAGATGCCAAAGTGCAAGCAATTGCTGCGGCTGTTCACACTGCTGACGTTGTGGCAGCATACAAGGAATTGCAAAATGCTGCCCAAACTCCTAAAGTCTAAAACAGTCCTGTTTGCACTGCTGTTGGCGGTGCTTTCGATTGTGCAAGGGTATGTATTCTTGCTGCCCATTACGCCGACTGAGCAAATGTTTGTCGGTATCGCCATTTCAATTGCTGTGACGTTACTTCGTGTTGTTACAACACAACCTATTTCTGAAAAGTAAACTATGTCTAATAACATTCAGAAAAAATGGAGTGCATTGCGTTCCCTTGGATATAGTGGAACACAAGAGGACATGGAACTTGTGTTTTATTTAGCTAATGGTGCTACTAGTTATAGTTTGCGTGATGCTGAAATGCAGTTTCTGGCAAGTAAAGGGTTTACCACTGGTACTGTTAACGATAGGTGGTATGCCTATCTTAAAGCATTTGGCTTTGCAGGTGCTTTAGATGACATGATGCCGTTATTCTGGGATGATGTGAATGCGTTAGTTAAAGACAACTTACTTCTTGAAACAGGGTTTGACCTATTACAAGAAGATGGAACACTAATTCTTTTGTAAGAGGGTAGCATGAGCGAAGTAAGCCATAACGAAATATATGATCGCCTTATAGCTGTTGAATCAAAAGTTGATAAGGTATCCCAAGATACAAAAGATGTAGTTGATGCCTTTCATGCAGCACAAGGTGCGTTTATTGTTTTGGATTGGCTTTCTAAAATAGCTAAGCCGTTGTTGTTTATTAGCGGCCTATTGGCTGCAATTGCAACAGTGTGGTCTAACCATAAGGTGTAACATGTTACTAGAAACAATTGTAGGTGCGTTAGTTCCTATTGGTGTAGAAGGTATTAAGCAAGCCATTGGTAAATGGACTGGTGGTGTTAAAGCTGTCACTGTCGAAGATCAAATTAAACTAGATGAAGCAGAAGTGCGGCGGCTAGAAGCTGTTGCTAAACTGGACACACCCATTGGTCAACCTAGCCAGTGGGTTGTGGACTTACGAGCTTCTGCACGTTACTTAGGTGCGTTACTAGTAATAGGTGTTGGTGTGTCTACACTATACAGTCCAGTTGATGTGACTATACAATCTTTAGCACTAGAAGCAGCTAACATTGCGTTTGGTTTCTTATTTGGTAGTCGTATCATTGCAGGATTTAAAAAGTAATGTTTAAACTATCTCAACGATCTTTAGAGCGTTTAAATGGTGTAGATAGTGATTTAGTTGCAGTAGTTAAACGTGCAATTGAACTTACTGAAATTGACTTTGGTATTACAGAAGGTATTCGTACTCTTGACCGCCAACGTTTGTTGTTTAACGAAGGTAAGTCACAGACAATGAAAAGTAAACATCTTATTGGTAGAGCAGTAGATGTTGTAGCGTATGTAGACGGTAAGGTGAGTTGGGACAAAGAACATTATGTTACCATCTCAAAAGCATTTAAACAAGCAGCAAAAGAACTTAATGTTTCTATCCGTTGGGGCGGTGACTTTAAAAGTTTTTTTGATGGCCCTCATTATGAACTCATTTAAGGAATTATATGCCAATGAAAGAAGGTAAAAGCAAGTCCACCATTTCTAAGAATATTAAAAAAGAAATGGATAGTGGCAAGTCACAGAAACAAGCAGTGGCAATTGCCATGTCTAAAGCAGGTAAAAGCTTGCCTAAACGTGGTGAGCGTACAGCTAAAAACAAAGCTAAAAAATGAAACTAGCTTACATAGTTTGGGAAGATGCTTCAGAACTTGACGTTACAGCTTGGGCTGTACACGAAGAAGAATTTAGTTATGTACCAGTGTTATGTAAGCAAGTAGGTTGGGTTATCTATGATGGCCCCGAAGGTATTATTCTTACGCAAGCAGTTACTAGTAATGGTGAAGTGGCTAGGCGTAACCAAATACCTAAACACATGATTAGGAGTATAGAATGGTTGACCGAACCAAGTTTCTTGACGGAAGTGGTAAGCGAGTAATATTACAACTCTTTAAGGAGTTTGCTCGTCCAGATGTAAAGTTTAAACCACTCTATACCCTACAAGAGTGGAAAGATGTTTTCTTAGATTGCCGTGATCCTTCTGAGTATCAACCTGCACAGTTGTTGTTAGGTGATTGGGAACACTGGTTAGAAGTACGTAACCATGTCTTAATTAAACCACACGTAGATAAGTGGCAAGCTGAGTTAGAAGTTAAACTTCGGTCTGAAGCTATTCAACAAATTAAGAGTCATGCTAAACAACCCGGAGGCACTGCTGCTGCCAAATGGTTGGCTGACAAAGGATATGCCGAGGAAGGGGTCAAAAAGCCTCTAGGACGGCCTAAAAAGGAAGAGGTGGCACTACCCCCTATCCCTAGCCGTATTGCAGGGGATATAGCTCGTTTAGGAATTGTAATTGGAGGTAAACGATAATGCCCTTTATGACTAATGGTAAACGTGATTATAAGAAGCAATACGAAAAGTACGATGGTAAAGATAGTGTAAAGAAAGATAGAGCTAAACGTAATGGTGCTCGCCGTAAAATGGAAGATGAAGGCCGTGTATCTAAAGGAGATGGTAAAGATGTTGACCATAAGAAACCTCTTAGTAAAGGTGGCGGTAACGGCAAGTCTAATCTACGTGTTACTAGTAAAGGTTCCAACCGTAGCTTTGCACGTAAAAAGAATGGAGCAATGAAATGAAACCCGGACTATATGCAAACATTAATGCTAAACGTAAACGTATAGCTGAAGGCAGTAAAGAAAAGATGCGTAAGCCGGGAGCTAAAGGTGCTCCCACTTCTAAAGACTTTAAGCAGAGTGCAAAAACTGCAAAGAAAGGTAAGTGATGGCTAAAGACCCTCGACTAGAGCGTGCTGGTGTTGCTGGTTTTAATAAGCCTAAACGTACACCTAGCCATGCAACTAAAAGCCATGTTGTTGTTGCTAAAGAAGGCGATAAGGTTAAAACCATTCGATTTGGTCAACAAGGTGTTAGTGGGGATAAAGAACCCACTGCACGACAGAAAAGTTTTAAAGCTCGACATGCAAGCAACATTGCCAAAGGCAAAATGAGTGCTGCATATTGGGCAGACAAGGTTAAATGGTAATGACTGAAAAAGAACTAGTAAAGCAAGCGGCAGAGGAAGACTTACTCACGTTTATTCGACTAGTTGCACCCCACCGTGTATTGGGTGCAGTGCATGAAGAACTTTGTGCATGGTGGCAACGTCAGGATGCTAAAGACAACCAGCTTGTTTTGCTTCCTCGTGACCATCAAAAGAGTGCAATGATTGCCTACCGTGTGGCACACCACATTACAAAGCATCCAGAAGCCACTGTGTTGTATGTATCTGCTACAGCTAACTTGGCTGAAAAGCAGTTAAAAGCTGTTAAAGATATTTTGTTATCTGACATTTATCGTTTCTATTGGCCTGAAATGGTTAACGATATGGAAGGTAAACGTGAACGTTGGGCTGCTGACGAGATTAGCGTAGATCACCCTAAGCGTAAAGCAGAGGGTATTCGTGATGCAACAATTAAGGCCGCAGGTATTACAGCTAACGTTACAGGGTTGCATTGTTCTATTGCCGTACTAGATGACGTTGTAGTTCCAGATAATGCCTACTCTCAAATAGGTCGTGACCAAGTAAGGGCATTCTATTCTCAGCTATCATCCATTGAATCTACAGGTGCTAAAGAGTGGGCTGTAGGTACTCGTTACCATCCCGGTGATTTGTACAAAGATATGATGGAAATGACTGAATCCTACTACGATGATGAAACCGAAATAGAAGTAGAGAACGAAGTTTACGAAACTTTTGAGCGAGTTGTAGAAACTAACGGTGAGTTTTTATGGCCCAAACAACGTAGAACAGATGGTAAGACATTTGGATTTGACCAACGAGAGTTAGCCCGTAAGAAAGCAAAGTATTTGGACATTACTCAGTTCTATGCCCAATACTACAATAACCCTAACGCAGTTGAAACACAACTAATTGACCGTAATAGGTTTAACTATTACGAAAGGGATAAGATTGAAAACTTTAGCGGTGCTTGGTACTTTGGTGATAAGCTTCTCCACATTTATGCAGCTATGGACTTTGCCTACACAGTTAATCACAATTCCGACTATACAGTTATCGCTGTAGTGGGTGTAGATGAAGATAACAACTATTATGTACTAGACATTGATAGGTTTAAAACAAACAAGATTTCTGTTATGTATGATAGGGCTGAATCTGTGTTTAGGAAGTGGCGCTTTAAAAAAATGCGTTGTGAAGTGGTAGCTGCACAGCGACTCATTGTTAGCCAGTTTAGAGACTACATGCGTAGTCAAAACATTGTTTTTACCATTGATGAATATAACCCACCTAGGACTATGAACAAAGCAGAACGCATTGCTTCTATCTTAGAACCCCGTTATACCAACAACCAAATCTGGCACTACAAAGGTGGTAACTGTCAAATTCTAGAAGAAGAACTTGTTATGAACAACCCAGAACATGATGACGTTAAAGACGCTTTAGCCGCTTGTGTAGAGATTTGCAAGTCACCTGTATCTAGCAGGTCATGGGGTAAGAAATCTAACATCATTGCATTCAATTCAAAGTTCGGTGGCGTAGCCTACTAAGAGGAAATTATGAACAACAACATTCAAGTAAGTTTTGATAACGATAGTTTAGCAAATAAAATTGCTGATATGTGGGTTAAATGGGACACTAACCGTTCTGTATGGAAATCCGATCAGCAAGAGTTGCGTAACTACTTGTTTGCCACTGATACACGTAAAACTAGTAACAGTAAACTACCGTGGAAAAACTCTACAGTAACACCTAAACTTACTCAAATTCGAGACAACTTACACGCCAATTACATGGCTGCATTGTTCCCATCTGAGACTTGGTTTTTTTGGGAAGCTACCGATAAAACTGAAGAGTTAACTAAAAAGCGTTATGCCATTACTAACTACATGAAACAGAAGCTAAAAGCTTCTAATTTTCAACTTCTTGTTTCTCAACTAGTGTACGACTACATTGATTTTGGTAACGTAGTTGTCACATATGACTACGTTCGTGATGTTATTAGTGACTCTACAGGTAACGTGGTTAGTCGATATATCGGCCCTAAAGCCTACCGCATTAACCCTACAGACGTTGTGTTTAACCCACTTGCTGAAAACTTTGATAAGACTCCTGTAGTTCGCCGTATGCTTAAGTCACTAGGTGACTTGATGACTGACATTGAAACTAAACCATCACTAAATTACAACAAGGAAGTGCTAAATAAAGCTTTGCAGTTCCGTCAAAACTATCGTGATGATCCAGAGTTCAAGAAAGAGTTGAACATGGCTATTGATGGCTTTGGTAGTGCTGATGAATACCTAGAAAGTGACATGGTTGAGTTGTTAGAGTTTTGGGGAGACATGTACGACCCATTCACGAAGACGCTTTTACGCAACCAATTGATTACAGTTATCGACCGTAAGTGGATTTTACGTAAACAACCTAACCCAATGTGGACAGGTAGCAAACCAATGTACCATTGTGGTTGGAGATTGCGTACAGACAACCTATGGGCACAAGGCCCACTAGACCAATTGGTTGGTATGCAATACCGTATTGACCACCTAGAAAACCTAAAAGCAGAC